TTTTGTGGTGATGCGTAAATCTTTTCATATACATTCGGTGCTGGATTATTCTGTTCAAAGTATGTTAACCTATCTTTGTCAAACCATATCTCTATACTTCCTACTTTACCATTGCTTCGTGGTTTAATTTTATTAAAATGAATTTCTGCAAGGTTATGTGTTGTATCTTGTCTGTGTACTGTTATCATACATTTACCACTGTTGAACCATTCACTACCTCCTTTCAAATCATATGGTACAGGAACTGCTCTCTTTCCGTTTACTTTTTCAGTTAGTTTAGGATGAATAATAGTGTGAAGATGTAAATTATTATCTTCTGCTATTTGATTTCTATAAGGTAGTACATATTCCAAATATTGAGCATATCCTCCATATTCTGCATATTCGTGTGTTAAGTCTTTCCAACTATCAATAGAAGCAGTATGCAATCCTTCGTGTTTTTGTATCTGAACTGCCATATCCCAAAACTGAATAGGTGTCATCTTTGCCTTTACATCTGATTTAGTTAGTACTTTAAAATGTTGAATTACCCAATCTATATTTCTATTGATTTCTTCGTTTGTAATTACATTGTTACTACTTGGATTAAAAGACTTACCTGTTTTTTTGTGTATAAGGTCTGCAATAATTTCTACATTAGTCCCAACATCAGGAAAATATATTAAATGCTTCCATCCATAAAACATCGAAGTGTTTATAAGAAGTTCCATAAGCACCTGTGTTTTACCTGACATCGGATAACCTGTCCAATCTGTGCAGTTTCCTAAACTCATCGAATAGTATTCGTGAAGTGTTTTAAATCCTAAATACTTTCCTTTCTCGTTATATGTATCTCGGTATGTAAATAGTTTGTCTATGACATCACCTATCTCTGTTATTTTATATCCATTATCCATAAGGTGAGAATTTAGGTTTATTATCTATTGTATAATCATTTCCAAATTTAGTACTATTCTTATTCCAAGTTCTTAATCTATGTTCAATACTAAATGTTTTATGTGTTTCAAATTTAAGTTTCTTTTTGTCTAATGTTTCTTCTGTCCAATAGTAATAAAAGTCTTTTATAAATTCTCTACCAAATTTATCAACATAAGGCTGGAGAGATTCGCCAAATGATAATTTGCGTTCTTCTATATTTACATTATTATTTTGATTATCATTTACATTATCATTTACATTAGCTTCTTCTTTGCTTATATTTTGCTTATTTTTTGCTTCTGTTTTGCTTATTTTTTGCTTAGGTTTTGAACCATTATTATAACGATTAATATTCGCATCTAATTGTGGTTTTATCAAAGTAAATATAGTATTTGATATACCTTTTAATTTAGGTTCTTTAAAATCTAATCCATATTCAAATATGGCATTCCAAACTTCTGCTTGATTTTCTTTTGGCAAATCCTTAATTGCTTCAAAGAAACTTCGATAAATAATCATTGATTCTCTTTTCATTGGTCGATACTTTTAAAAGACAAAACCCTGCTCAAGTAGCCACGACCAAACGGCATTCCCAAGCAAGGTTTCTAATAATGTTTTTAAACAAGTTGGTCGTTACTTATTTATATAACTCAAAGTTACTCTTTTTGTTTTGAATACATACCTAATCGTTTTGAACAATTTTCTATCCAGTCATCTAATAGCCATACATCGTATATGTCATCAGGATTTCTGTCGGATTTTTTAATAGCATCTTCTATGCTATTTGCTTCACCTATCCAATAGTTAGGGCTTCCGTCATTCCATACGAATACTTTATAATAATTCATAGTTTCGTGTTTTTATATACTACCCAATGAAATGCTTTATACTTTCTACTTTTTTTCTTTTCTCCTATTGACATTTCATTTTTCATTTTATTATATAACCAAACGCAATAATCATATTTTTCATCAGATAGCATTTCATTTATTGGTGTTCCTTTATATTTTCCAAAATCAATAATATACTTTTCTGATAATTTGAATGATTTTTTACTACCATTAATTAATTTACTTACAGATTCATCGAAAATATTACCTTCACTATTTTCTCCAAACTTGATTAATCTTATAGCAGTTTCTATTTGTTTTTCATTTAATTTAAACCACTCTCCTGATAATCTATTTTGAAAAAATCTATTATGCATATATTGTTCAGATACACCTTTACCATAACATATCAATTTAGCATTTATATTTCCTGTTTTAATTTGTTTTAATCGTTTTTCAGGATTTACTGATTTACCTATCTTATGGTTTGTACCATCATATATTAAGTATGTATAATGATTCATAGTTTCGTGTTTTAGTTAAAAAATGCTCGTCTTTCCGAGCCGTCAACAGGACATCGCTTAACCTGTGGTGCTGATATCATTACACACCTTTGATGTTTCCATCTACGATTTTTTTTACTAAAATGGCAAATCAGGAATATCTTTGAACTTATCAGATGTATTTTGAAGTGCTTTATCTTGTTTCTCTGCTACTTTTACCTCTCCGTTGGTATAAACTACTTTACCGTTGCCTAAGTATGTCTTAGAAGCTTTTATTTCACGTTCTTCTTTTGACTGCTGAATAGTTAGAGATACGTTGTTTCCGTAATTGTCTAAATTGTCATTCACAGCGATAGTTAAATTTAGATACTTTCCTTTGACTAATTTAGTCTTGTCTACTTTTGTCAAATCAATTGACGCATTAATTAGTGTTGCCATATTTATTTTTATTTATTAATTACTTTGTCTTGATGGTTTAATTTGAATGTATAGATTGTTAAATCGTTTTTTTGTGCATTGAAAGATTTTTAAAGGATTTTTATAATTCCCTTGTGTTACTTTATACACTACATTTAATGCATCTACTTCTAATAATTCTACAATTTGTTCTGCTCTTGAACAGTTGTAATAACGTTGTCCTGTTTTCATAGTTTATTTATTTATTTTGATTTATAAAACGTATACAATCTAAAGGTATATCATTAAACAATTCATTTATATCATCACTATCATATTCTTCCATTAATTCAGAATAATCTTCTTCTTCTATTGGAGATAAATTTATAGTTAAATATATTTCTTCGTTTTTTTCATAAAAATATTCATCAACTATTGCATAATCAATAACTATTCCTTTGAATGGAATTCCTTTATAATATGCTTCTACTTTTAATCCTATTAATTTATTTAATTGATTCATAACTACTTTTTTAAAGATAAATAATATTCGTTTGCTTGTTCTACTTTTTCCTTTATTCTATTTTCTGCATCTATGCTTCCTTCAACAATAAATCGTTTTATTCTTAAATTGTCTGATAAATGGTCGAAGTTATGTTGACATTGCACTGCATCTCTTACATCTAAACTTTCTTCTAATAGATTTAGTTTCCAGTGCATTCTACGAACTTCATCTTCTACGATTTGTTGTGGAGTATTCATAAGGCAATATACTAACTCTGCTTGTAAATGTCCTGTAAGCATCATATAACCTTGTAACTGCCAAAAGTAATCTTTGTTTGGAAGTTCAGTATCGAAGAAAGGAAAGGTAGATCCACTCCAAGAGCATTTAATATCTGCAAGTAGTGTTTCCGTGTTTATGTCAGGAATGCCTGTTATCCATTCATTCTTTAATCGTTCTTCGTTTTTGTTTACGTTTAAATCCCATCCAAGAACATTACCTGCTAATTGTATGGCTTCATCTTCCATCTGAATGCCTTTGTCGGTGTAACGTGAAGAAATGTCTTTGTATATTCCGTATTCTTTCTCTCGGAACACATCTTCAATAAAAGTCTTTGCAGTTTCGGATAAGACCTCTCCCTTGCTACGGGGAGAAGTCATAAGTTTACCTAAACCACTACATCTGAATTGTATCATAATTTTTACATTTTAATTTAATATATGTGGCAATTTTTACCACTTATCTTTTACAATAATGCGATAGTTTTAGTTTGTGATTCTGTTAATTGAAATTTAGATAGTATTTTCTTAAACTCATCTTTGGTCATATCTCCAGCATCTACTTGTTTAAGTCCATTTTGGAATCTATCTTCCGTGATGCTTGGCTTCGTGTTTTTAACGTAATCAGAAGCACTATTTGAATCGTCATCCTCTGACTGCATCGAACACAAAGAAAGTAAAGTATATCTACGATAGTAAGTAATCGCACTTCCTATCTTTTGTGGGTCAAGAATATCAGGAAGTCGCATAAAAGATTCAAGGGTTTCATTAGTATCAGTATCAATGATAATACTG